GTATGTCTTCAATCGAATCTTGGCTTAAATATTTTTTCATGATATTCTCCAGTAGATTGGTTAGTTCTACCGGTATTCGCCCGAATTAATCTTGAATAAAGGTTTTTTCGGTTGAGGTCCCAGCAGATCCGATATTGATCTTCCTAGGACGCTTCTCTTCTGGAAATTCAACTCTGGCTTTCACCACAAGTATGCCATTCCTTAGATCTGCATCGTCGATTACTACAAATTCAGAAATTCTAAATGATTTCTCAAACCTGCGAGACGAAATGCCTTTGTGTACGTACTCATTATTCCCTTGATCTTTGATCTCTCCGGCAATCTTTAGTATGCCTTCTTTTACTTCAACGTTTAAATCGTCTTCAGTAAAACCAGCAACTGCGAGCTCTATGAGGAAATTCTCATCATCTATCTTAACAACGTTATGTGGCGGATAGTTATCCCCATTACGTGCAGAAGAATGAATCCTTTCTAGATCATCGAATAAACCTTCGAATCCGAGAAAAAGTGAACGTGGTACGTGTAGTCTTGCATTAGTCATTTTGACCTCCTATTTATTTAGCAAGGTTAGTAATAGAACTCCGATTATTCGGCAGTCCGTATATATTTATACAAAGTGTAACGTTAGTTCGAATTACCGATGTTATACTTTGTACAAAGTTCCCACAAAGATTTGTCTTTATGAGGAATAACTTTAATTTGACGTAGTGGCGCTTTAGACGCTGATTGTTCCTCATTAACAATTTCAACTAAACCCCAATCACTTAATAACGTAGTGATAGTATTGCGGCGTTCTAAATCATTCTCAAGTAAGTTAGATGGTTTACCGTCTAACAGAAACAGTTCTTTAAAGTGCACTATAAAGTATCTACCTTGCTTATGCAAGATATGACAGCTTTGATACAGTTTGTTGTCTTTGCGTGATGCTACTCCAATACGAGTTAATGTTTCTTTAATCTTTAAAAAATCATCTGGTTCGTTGAGTATAACTTCCAGCATATCAGCTGGAGTCCACGATTGTATTTGATTATTGTTTTCCACCTTTGCACATCCTTTTTCTCAATTCAGTTAATTGTTCATCAGTAAATAATGATAATACGGATTTAGCTTTTTCATTGCTATAACCATAATATTCTTTTATTACATTCAAATCAGTGATCTCTTCAGGTTTGAGCCATTTAGAGAACCTTTTCTTTTTCTTAACTATATTTATAAAGAAATCGAATTGAAGGCGATGGTCAATGTGGTGGTTAATATTCATTTCGTTAGCATACAACACCGTGTCTGGGAAATACGATAAGCTCCTATTGACCATAAACGGTACGTATTTAGATTCAGCAATATCGTCTACCATGATATCCTTCTTGGTAGTGTTGATTGCATTTATGTATTCGAATGGATTCATTTGAACTGAACCCCAGCCATGATCTCGGTAAGACAAGCTACTACATTGAGTTCGTGATCTGCTACGAATGCATTCTTATATTGGTAGTCTGCAAGTATAAGAACAACTTGAGGTATCGATTGAGGATCAATATAATCACCCATGTTATCATATATTTGACGAAAGAGAGCAGCAGGTTCTACATCGATATTATCGACAACCCATTGTCTCATACCTTTAAAGTTTTTGCCTTTAAGAGACTTCATAAGAGTTTCAACATTTACTTCTGATATAGAAACTAAGATGCCTGAATCAATTGTGCCAGATGCCGAATAACGTTGTAGTTCATTAAGAACACGACGCCAATCAGGACAGTACTTCATTATGATTTCAGCAATGACTGCCTTATCGTATTGAATACCTTCGCCATCTAGAATCATACCGCATCTTTCCATAAAGGAAGCCATCAAGGCAGGATGATCTTTCTTAGCAATATTGAATTCGATTGGTGTACAACGAGAATGTAGTGGTTCAATAATACGATTCTTGAAGTTACAAGTTAGAATAAACCGGCAGTTCGATGAGAACTCTTCGATAAACCCACGAAGTGCTGGCTGTGTTGATTGCGCATTAAGATAATCAGCCTCATCCAAGATGACTACCTTGTAGCCACCTTGAAGAGAAACTGTCGAAGCGAATTTCTTAATCTTGCCGCGTAGTGTATCGATGTTGCCTTCTTCCGATCCATTGATTAAAATATAATCGAGATCAAGTTCTTTGCATAACGCTTTAGCCACAGTAGTCTTACCAAGACCGGCAGTACCGGTGAGAAGCATATTGTGTAGGTCACCTCCTTTAACAATATCTTCAAAAGTTTTTTTAATAGTACGAGGTAAGACTATGTCGCTAATTTGTTGTGGTCGATACTTTTCTACCCATAGAAATTCATTAGACATTAAAGTACCTCCCAACCAAGAACTGTTGAAACACGAAACGATCGCCATGCATCTTTATCAAGTGACCATACAGCCAAATGTTCAGATTCAGGACTAATCGATTCAACAATGGAAGTAACGCCATTGGCTTCAAGAACAGTAGGGTTGAGAGTACAAGGCATGACTCGAATTTCATCTGAGTCAATTTTTTGAAAGGTTACAGTAACTGTGCCTTTCTTAAGTGCTTCAATCAAACGTGCATTTTCATTGCGATCCATGATATATCCTTTCATAATGTAGATTGAGGGGCTTTTACACCCCCGTAGTTTTAAGCTTCGACTTCTTCGACTTCGACAGGATCACCTGCTTCGTCTGTTGCAGTAGCAGCTGCTTCGCTTTCTTGATGAGCTTGAACAAAAACTTCAAAGCGATTACGTACTGCGCCTACTGCTTCTAATTCAGGGCCTTCATAAGCACCACGTTTTGTAGTAATATCGATAATTTGCACTACAGCGGCGATATCAGCAAGTGACAATTGAACCGGTGCGGCTTCTTCTTGTACTTCTGTTGTGTTTTCTTCTTCTGACATGTTGTTCTCCTATTGAGAGTTATAGTTACTATTTTTTTCCAAGGCAATATAATATCTTACAGCTTGGGTTGTGTTTTTCCATTCGGAAATAAGTTTAGATGAGAAGTTTACTTCATAGTCTCCATCTAGCAGCTTCAAGTTGTTGATATTGATTACAAAGTCGAATTGACCTTCTTTGTAACCTGCATCATTTGCAAGCTGTATATTATATATATTCGCTGAACTGTCCTTTGAGTCGAATACTTTAATATTTACACCATCATCAGTAGCTGAGATAGACATTTCAGAATGACCTAAAGCTGAAGCAGCCTTACGTATTTGCGACAAGATATCATCGGTAAACGATACTGTAACTTCACAATCAGGCATGGTAATGTCTTTTTGCGGTGTCGTTAAAATACTACTATCTGAAAAGAAATACTTAACCTTTGAGTTACCACCAACAACATCGACATGATTATCACCGAAGTTGAGTTGTGGATCATTCACTAGATTCACTACTGATAAAAATTCATTAAGATCGTAGATACCCATTTCTGTAGGAAAGTCTTCACTGATTTCAGCAATAGCAAGAATGTTCTTGGCTTCTGAAATCGTTTTGACTTTCTGACCAGGCTTTAGCACAACATTAGGATTAATGCTGGAAAAGTTCCTGAGTACAGATAGAGTATCATTTGAAATACTTACTGACATACTGTTTCTCCTGTTTAAGATTATATATTATAACATAGTTTTGTGTAAATGTACACTGTTAATTTTGCCTAAATTTATCATGAGCTTCAAAAATATGCTCGTCCCTACTCTTTTCAATGAACGCGCCTGTATCCAATGGAGACAAAGTCGATTTTGCATTTACTCTATCGTGTTCATTTAACGCAAGTAGAGCATAATGTAATACCTTCATTAAGTCTTTTCGATGATCACTAGGACCACCTTTCTGTCCGTATCGAGCATTATACTTATCAACATTGCCTAGGAAAAACCCTAGACCATGCCCTCGATCGACAATCACCTCTGAGGACTGGAATCCTCCTTGGCAATAGTGACCCTCATATGTAGAGTCAATGTACTTCTTAAACTCTGCAATGAGAGCACCTTCATTAAACTTGTATTGCATTAAGATTCTTCTCCTGTGTTTAGCATTTCGACTCCAGAATCAACTTTAGTGTAGAGATCTAGGAATGCTTCTTTCGTATCATCATCGAAACGTGAGATACATAAATTAATTGCTTTCATTTTATCTTCAAA